TGCTAACAAAGGTGTAGCAGTAATGCTTGAAGCGAATCATTTATGTGCATGTGTGCGAGGAGTTAAACATGATTCGACAATGATGACTTCGAAAATGTCAGGTGCATTTATGAACGATCCTGCTGCGCGAAATGAATTTTATCGATTCGTAGACAAGTTGTCGTAATATGAGCAAACGTATAGCATTCGTAATTAATCGTATGAATTTCAGGCCATCGTCAGGCCATGGAATATTTATGCGTGGGGCTGTTGATACATTTACAAAACATGGACATTTTGTCGATGTAATTTGTGATGGACAACCAGAGCAAAATTTTCTAAGTGAATATTCTGTAAATGTATATACTCCAGACGTAAAAGATCGTCTAGGCTATACCAAACATAATTATCTGTTTCAGTTTGAAGATTCATTTAATTATGAAAAAGCAATTAATTTTCGTGCAGCGTTAACCAAAGCTCTTTCCAATCATGTATATGATTTAATTATTTGTAATGATTTAGAATCTGCTTTTGTATGCCATCAAATGGGATTGCATACATTGATGCGAGTGGCAACGTATGCACATGAATGCGCTTCCATCAACCCAGAACTAAAGTCCGGTGTATTCAAAGATTGTTATTACGACTTGATTGAAAAACAAATGCAATGGCCGGAAATTACTACTTTAATTCAAACGAATCAGAACAAAGAAAAATTAGAAACTGTAATCGGCACGAACCATAATTTGTATGTACAACAGTATCCATTAACTGATTCTGAAAATTTACATTGCGCTGAAAGAGAAGGTGTTTTGTATATTGGCAGACATGAAGATCGAAAAAATCCAGTCGAGTTTATTAAGCTGTTAGCATCGATTAAAGAACAATATGGAGTTGAACTTAAAGCCAATGTACTAACTCGTTCCGCGCATGTTAGCAAGTTCATTGATGATTTTCAATCTATAGGCCATACTAATTATGAAATTAAATCAGATGTCGTCGGAGAAGAAAAGGCTCGTATGATTCAATCTTCAAAAGTAGCTTTCATGCCTTATAAAAATGAATCGTTTGGAATTGCAGTTTTAGAAGCGCTTCGTTGGATGCCAACAATTGTTTTGAAAAAATACAATTGGCATTACAATTTCAAATCATTTGCCAATTATATAGAAGCAGATGGTAAGGAAGCAGCTAAAGTAGTATACAATGCGTATAATGCTGAACCTATTTCTGAAAATGTTGTTAAGGCTCAATTTGACGAATATCAAACAAAATACGAGTCGGCTTTGTTGAATTTGTTAACACCTACGGTAATTGATTACGAAAAAGAACCTAAAACACGATTTTATAAATATTTGCAAGACAACAAAGGAAAATGGGTTTCTTTAACAAACTATTTTTCTACTTACAATAGCAAAGGTGTAATATATTTGACCAGCGATATCGAAACCATGTACGTGGTTAGAAACTGGTGTACGGTAATGCATTCCAACCAAGAAACGTTTTTCGGTATTCCAGATGACGATGGAAATTTAGTGCATGAAAATGTAAATGTTTCCAATACATCTTCTTTGTTTTTTGAATAAATCTTCATATATTACCTTTAATTAAATTAACTTTATGAGCAAAATAATTTACATTCCATTGGAAGAGCTGCCACAGCGCTACACTCAAATGATGAACAATGCAATTCGTCCTTGGGTAACTGTTGAACTGTATCCTGACATTAAAATTGATTCACAAATCAAACGTGGACAATTTCTAGATATTGTCAATACCTGCAAATTTAAAGCAGCGCAATTGCAAATGATTGCAGAAATGTTTGATAAAGGAGAAGTTCATGAAGGAGATGTATTTTTAGTAGGAGATATATTCTTTCCAGGTATTGAATCTATCAAATACATGGCAGAGTTGCAAAACATCAATGTGCGAGTTTACGGCATTAACTATGCAGGTCGTGCAGATGAAACAGATTTTGTGCAAAAGTTGTCTGCATGGGCAGATGCATCTGAAGCAGGCTATCATTTAATTTGTGATGGTATTTTTGTTGGAAGCCGCGATCATAGATCGAATGTAATTGAATATTTTGGATTGAGCCCTGAAACAGTACACGTGACAGGTCTTGTTTGGGATATGGATTACGTTAAACAATTCCAACATGAAATTGGAGAAGTATCCAAAGAAGATTTTATTATTTGGCCACATAGATGGACTGAAGAAAAAGGAATTGATGAACTTAAGCAATTTGCAAAAATGACAGACAAGCGCATTGTTGTTACGTCTTCAGGTCCAGCAAAAGATTTAGGTAAACTTCCTAGAAATATCGAGTATCGAGCTAATTTATCCAAAAAAGAGTATTATACTTTAATGGCTAAAGCTCGTTGGTATTTATCAACTGCATATCAAGAAACGTTCGGATATACCATTCAAGAAGCAATTGTATTTGGTTGTAATATTTTAGTTCCAAATCGAGCATGTTGTCCTGAAATGGTGCCTAGTAAATGTGTATATTACAGTTTATCTGATGTAGATAAAATGTTCAGTGAGCAAGATTTGACAGTGCCAATGCAGTATACTCAAAGATGGCATGGAAACGCTCAAACAATGATAAACATAATTAATTCAGAAGCTTAATGTATCAAAACGTCGCACATCAAAAAAGCAAAAATATACTACATATATGGGACGATCAAAAAGGACATATACAAATACCATTTAAAAAATATGCATATAAGCGATCTTCACATGGTCGGCATGTAGCTTTAGACGGAAACAAAGTCGATAAAGTAACAGATTGGGACGAAGCTGATATTCAGCGTGGTCTAATTTATGAATCGGATATCAATCCTGAAACTCGCACACTGATTGACATGTATTACGAATCAGACGATTCGTCAGTAGGTCACCGTGAGTTATTTTTTGACATTGAAGTTTCCACTGAAGGTGGATTTTCTTCCGCGGAAGAAGCTTGGCAGCCGCTAACATCTATTGCCTTTTACGATAAAGCTGGCGATCAAAAAGTTGTAATTATCGTAGACAAAGAACAGCTTTTAAAATCGCAAGTGAAAGATGGATTGATTCTAGAGTCTGTGCAAACTGAATTTGAATTGATATCTACATTTCTTCGGTATTATTTAGAAATTCGACCAACGATTTTAACGGGGTGGAATATTGACTATTACGATGTTCCATATTTGTACAATCGAATTAAAAAAGTAGCAGGAGATCAATATGCAAATTCGTTATCGCCTATCAATGAAGTAATTTATCTTAAACATAGAAACCGATATCGAATAATGGGAGTTTCTTGTTTAGATTACATGGCATTGTATAAGCTGTTTACTTATTCTGAAGAATCTTCATATTCTTTAGAAGCTATTAGTCAGAAAGAATTAGGTCGCGGCAAGATTCAATATGAAGGTACATTAGATCATTTGTATAAAACAGATCCTGAAAAATTTATTGAGTATAACTTAACTGACGTAGATCTGGTATCTTCATTGGATGAGAAACTTAAATTTCTAGCTCTTGCTCGAGGTATTTGCCATAAAGGGCATGTGCCGTATGAAGATGTATATTTTACAACCAGATATCTGGACGGAGCATGCGTAACTTATATGAAGCGTTTAGGTATTGTAGCGCCAAATCGAAAGCTTCGAGATCATTCTGAAAATTCAGAGGAAGAAGTTTCAAATGACTTTGCAGGTGCATATGTAAAAGATCCGATTCCAGGATTGTATGAATGGGTATTCGACGAAGACTTAGCTTCGCTGTATCCTTCTATAATTCGTTCATTGAACATATCTCCTGAAACTAAATTAGGTAGAATTGAGAACTGGGATGAAGTTAAGGAAGATTTTTGGAACGATGGCTATTCCAGTGCTAAATGTAAATTTAAATCAGGTGCGACTCATAAGTTAATTCCTGTAATGGAATTTCGTCAATGGCTACTAGATAACAAATATACAGTTTCCATGATTGGTGTTGTATATGATAATTCTCGGCCAGGATTTATTCCTTCTATTTTAGAAACTTGGATGAATGAACGAGAAGAAAATCGAGCATTGGCAAAAAAATATGGAAAGGAAGGTAATAAAGAGCTAGCAGAATTTTTTGATTCCAGACAGCATACAAATAAAATCGTTAACAATTCATTGTATGGTGCGTTAGGAGCCCCAGGATTTCGTTTTCATGATTTGGACAATGCAGAATCAATTACCTTATCTGGTCAAGCTGTTACAAGACACGCCGAGCGAAAAGGTAATGAATGGTTTACTAATCAAACTGGTATTAAAAAAGATTATGTAATTTATGTAGATACAGACTCTAATTACTATTCTGCCAAGCCAATTATTGAGCTAATGGAAAGTAAATTGAGCAAGTCTTTATCTTACGATGAAAAAATTGATGTAACATATAAGACTTCGCAAATTGTAGAAAAGTACATCAATGACTCGTGGTCGGAATTTGCAAAAAAGCATATGAACATTGACACGCACTTTTTCAATATCAAACAAGAGTATGTAGCAGAGTCAGGTTTATGGATTGCTAAAAAGCGATATGCACAAAAAATCATATCTGAAAAAGGTGTATTAATATCTGATTTAACGAAAGGAGTTAAGGAATGGAAATTAGATGTAAAAGGTATGGACGTTATTCGATCTAACTTTCCAAAAGCTTTTCGAGAATTGATGTCTGGAATTTTAATTGACATTTTGAATATTACAGATAAGGAAGTTGTCGATTCGAAAATTATACAATTTCGAGAAGATATTAAGACCAAGCCTTTATTAGACATCATGTTTCCAGTTGGCGTCAAGGAAGTAACCAAGTGGAAAGTAAAAAAATCTAAAGACCAAATATTTGGTGATAGATTAAAAGGTTGTCCTGTACACGTTAAAAGTGCATTGAATTACAATGATTTAGTTGAATATTTTAAAAATAAATCAGCTCAGCCGATTACAGATGGAGAAAAAATCAAATGGACTTATCTGCGAACAAATACATATGGATTAGATTCCTGTGCGCTCAAAGGTTTTGAAGACCCTGAGCAAATCGTCAATTTCATTCAAGAACATATTGACTATGAAAAAATATTTGACTCAGCCTTACTTAACAAGCTAAGCGACTTTTACAATTCTTTAGGTTGGGGTACGGTGCCGAAAAATGACAACTTAAGTAACTTTTTTTCATTTTAATTTAAATATATATGAATACGCGTACGACAGTAATCGTTAAGCTATCGGTAGATGGCATGCATAATTTTCCAAAAGCTGCAGAACTATTTCCTGAAGTGGCATTTTTGTCTGATAGACATAGACATATGTTTCATTTTACAGCAGCTAAACAAGTATTTCATGATGACAGAGATGTAGAATTTATCATGTTTAAACGAGATATCTTAAACTATTTAGTTAATCAATATTCAGACTCGCATATGAGAACCATGGAATTTGGGGCACAATCTTGCGAAATGCTAGCTCGCGAAATTTTAGAACGTTTTGAGTGTGAATGGGTTGAAGTTTGGGAAGATCAAGAAAATGGAGCAAGAGTTGAAAAGGTATGAAGCGAATAGCAGTTGTCCCAGATAACATAGGTACGGATTCAGAATCTTCATGGCAAGAACATGTATCTTCAATAATATCAGGATACATTGACGCTAGCAATTTACAAAATCAGTACAGTGTAACGGAATTTCAAGATTTAACTGAACTTCGTAACGAAATATTAAATAAAAAATTCAATAACGGTGATAAGATAATTTTTACCAATGCATGGGCTGGCCAGGTAATTTTCGTACGACATTGGGCAGAAACGGTAGGATTGAAACTGGAATACATTGGAATGTGGAACCGAGCTAGCTATTTAGATGAAGATTTAGAATATAAAACTAGATTTAAGCGAGGAAAAAGTGTTAACAGGGGCTGGCGAAACATTCATGAATATTCAATACATCGTGCATTGACGAAAAATTTATTCATGAAGCAAAGTCATAAAGACAAGTTTCAATTGGAAATATCTAGAAGCTCTAGAAAATCAGAACGTAACAAGTTTCATTGTTGTGGATTTCCGCTGGAATATTTAGAAGTTGAATTGTCAGGATACTCTGATACATACTACAAACAACGACATATATTCTTTCCATATTCAGAATATTCGTCGTTTCAAGAACGAATTTTGTATGACATGCTTCGCACTTTACCTGATGTACAAATATTGTTCAGTCGCGATCGGTCGGCATTCACTCGACATCAAAAGCTTTCATTTTTAACAAAATCAAAAGTAGCGTATCTGCCGTATAGCAGTCCTAACATTGGTAAAGAAATTTACGAGTGTACTTTATTAGACACTATTCCATTTGTTCCCGACTTTAAAGAATTTCGTGACATGATACCTAGTGAGTTCAGATATCCAATTGAATGGACGAAAAACATCATGGCGTATTCTAGATATGGGACCGAATTTATAAAACGTATTGAAGATTTAGTCGACAATTATGATTTATATCTACCTTTGTTACAAGAAACCAGAGCTGCGTTGCAGAAAAATTACTATGATTCAGAAAGTTTTATTAAACAAATATTTGATAATTAATACTTTTTTTCATATATTATATAACATTTAATCAATTAACTATGAATGAAGAAAAAAAGATAGTATACTTTCCATCTTTAAGTTCCGGAGCTTATGCTGGCCCTGTTTCAAAAGATAAGGAAGTAGCTCCTGGCGTTCCGTATCGATTTTGGGATGAACGAACTCCTGAGGAATGGCAGCACAAGTTCTTTTTGATTACTGCTGGTCACTTTTATAAAAAGATGTCAGTAAGAAATGACTGGGGTCTAAATAATGGCTCGCTTGTATTTGGCGATTCAGGTGGTTATCAAATTGCCACAGGCGCATTGAAATGGGACTTAAATTTGCGAGATCAAATATTTGAATGGTTAGAAGCTAATTCAGATATTGCAGCTAACATTGATATTCCGCCGCGTGTAATGTATGAAGGTAGGTTTCAAGATGCATTGGATATGTCGTTAGACAACTTCAAATATTTTGAAAAAAAGCAGACCGGCAAAACTAAATTTCTAAATGTAGTTCAAGGATCGAATCCATTGGAATTTAAACAATGGTATTCAACAGTTAAGGATATGGAATTTGGTGGTTGGAGCATTGGGTCGTCCAGACGATTAGTAGATTTCATGTATATTCTTTCACTGATGATCAAAGAGAAAGAATTTCTTAAGCCTCATAACACTTGGATTCACTTACTAGGTATTTCCAAAGTATCTGATTTCTTTGTATTAGCACAAATACAAAAAATGATGAACAAGTACACTGGCAATCGAATTACTATTTCAACAGACTCTTCTTCTCCTGGTCAATATCCTATTTTTGGTCAAATGGTTTGGTCACCGAATTGGAAAGATCAAGTATTTAACATGTTGTATTTTCCAAAAGATGGATCGAATATTCCTTATCCTGAAACAGGTCATGTTCCATCATTACTCAACCATCCAGGCGTTCCTTATTTAACTTGGGACATGGTTAAAAATTACGGCACAGAAGCTTCAATTCGAATGACTTATCATAATTTGCACATGTATGTTTATACAAACAATCACGTTTGGAATTTAGTTAATACATGTCCATTAGAAGTTCTAGCTGAATTAATTCCAAACGATTTAATTCAGGTACTTAAATCGATTGAAGAAATGTTCAATTCTCCTGATCCGACTACGGTATATGAGCGTTATCGACCATTTTATGTAAATTATGGGGGTGAAAATGTTAGCAACATTTCAAAAGAAGTAATCGGTAATTTTTTCGATACAATGCCAGTTAGCAACGCTGAATTTAAAAAAGAACAAAAACAATTAGCAAAAAAACAATCTAAATCTAAATAATCAAATCATGGAAAAAAGTAAGTTAATTAACTTCATTAATCGCTATTATCTAGGTGGTAATACTGATACAGCTAAATTAGTTATTGAAAACAATACATTGTCGACTAAATTTATCAGCTCTGATCAAAATGTAATTGGAGACGTGACAATGAAATCGTTTGATCAACCAGATGCAGAATTAGGCGTATATACTACTTCTCAATTAGTTAAATTGATGTCTGCTTTAGATGAAAACATCGACATCACTTTTAGTGAATCTGGTGGTCGAGTATTTTCAATGAACATGTCAGACAAAGACACGAAAGTAACGTATATGTTAGCTGATCTTGCTGTTATTCGTCAAGCTCCGAATTTAAAGCAATTGCCTCCGTTTGAAGTTAAAATTCAATTGAACAAAGATTTTGCTGGTAATTTTAAGAAAGCTGCCAATGCATTGGATTCAGACAATTTCGGAGTTGTATCTGCAGACGGAGATACAAAAATTATCATCAACTATTCCAATGTAAATACAAACAGAATTGTATTTAATACGGCTACTGTAGAATCAGGTAACATGGAAGTAGTTTGTTTCTCTGCTAAACTGCTAAAGGAAATTTTAAATGCCAATACCGGCATTGATGGTATTTTAGAAGTATCTTCTAAAGGATTAGCGCGCGTAACATTTGAAAATGATCATTATTCTGCAGTTTATTATCTTGTAAAATTAACAGTATCGTAAATTTAATTAGAGGACGATTATTTTTCTATAAACGCTCATATTTATTTAAAAGTAAATATGGGCGGAATTAGATTAATTGAAAAAATATGTAATAGATGTAAAACTATATACAATGGAATACATAATCAGCAACTTTGCAATGTATGTAAATTGCAAGGATTTGATAGAATTTGTAAAAATTGTAATATAGAGTTTATTTCTAAACATAGATATACGAGTCATTGCAGTACATGTAAGGAATTAAAAGTTTGGAAAATAGGAAAGTTTCCCGAACGAGGTGTTCAAATTTCAATATCAAAAAAAGCTTTTTTTCAGTCAAATAAAGGGAAAGAAGTTGCTTCTAAAGTCGGAATTATTAATTCAAAAAAGATGAAGGAATATTTGCAGACAGATATTGGAATTCAATCTTTAAAAAATCGAGCAAAGAAAATTTCTGCTACGATGAAACAAAAAATTGCAGACGGTACATTTACTCCAGTAATTACAAATACATTTACTCATTGGGATGCTGTTATTGAAGTTGGTACTGAAACTAAAAAATTTCGCAGCAGCTGGGAAGCGTGTATATGGTTTAGCAACCAACATTGGGAATATGAAAAAATTCGAATAAAATATAAAGGAACTGATAATAAATGTCATGTATATATTGTAGATTTTTTCGATCCTATTAATAATATTCTATATGAAATTAAGCCAAACTGCCATATTAAAGATAGTAAATTAAAAATTAAAGCAGCTGAAGAATATTGTAAAGAGAATCAAATAATATTTAAGTTGATCTCTGAAAATGAATTAATTAATTATATAAACCCAGTAATTTTTACTGGTGCTAATAAAAAACAATTAGATAAATGTTTGAAGTAGATAATAATGGGTTGTATGTTGAAAAGTATAGACCGTCTTCGCTAGATGGATATGTAGGAAATCAACACGTCATCGAAAAATGTAAAATATGGCTAGCACAAGGTGAAATACCACATATATTGTTATATGGTACGGCAGGCACGGGCAAAACAACCTTAGCCAAAATTTTAGCGGAATCGATAGATTCGACAATGATGTATTTGAATTGTTCTGACGAAAACTCTGTAGATACAGTTAGAGATAAAATTAAAAATTTTGCGTCGACAATGTCATTTACAAGATGGAAAGTAATCATATGCGATGAGTTTGATTACATGACAGTAAATGGTCAAGCTGCATTACGTAATTTAATGGAAACTTTTTCAAAGACTACTAGATTTATTCTTACTTGCAACTATGTAGAAAAAATCATTGATCCAATTCAATCCAGATGTCAGGTATTTGCTATTACGCCGCCTTCAAAAAAAGACGTAGCTATTCGCGTAAACAAAATACTTCAAGATGAGTCAGTTGCATTTACTCCTGAAGATTTAGTTACTATCATCAATTCAGGATATCCTGACATTCGCAGGATTTTAAATGCTTGTCAGCGGCAAGTTGTCAATGGTAAATTAGTACTCGACAAAGCTTCGCTTATTGAAGCTAATTACATGGACAAGCTAGTTGAGCTGTTAAGTTCCGGTCAAGATGTAAAAACAAAATTTACTTCTATTCGACAATTGTTAGCAGACTCGCAAGTTAAAGATTATACTACATTGTATCGATTTTTATATGACAATTTGGACTCATTCGCTACAGGTCACGTAGGTCCTGTGATATTAATCATTGCCGAGGCACAGTATCAAGATTCCATGGTTGTAGACAAAGAAATCAATGTAATGAGTATGTTTGTTAAAATTTTAAATGAAATTGCGTAATGAATCCGCAAGAACAACTTAACGTAAATTTAGACCTTAAACAAACTTCACCTATAGTATGTGAAGAATGTGGCAATGATATGTTCATGCCAGCAATGAAATTTCGTAAAGCTTCAAAGCTGTTAACGGGCAGTGCCAAAGACGCGATTATTCCAGTACAAGTATTTTTCTGCTCTGCATGTGGTCATATCAATAAAGAATTTGATTTCAATGTCTGATAAAAAGGCTACTATATTCGATCATCTTTCATTTATAACTGATAAAAAGCGTCCATGGGATACTTTATCAGATGTAGATAAGAAAGCGTTTGTTCCATATTTGATTAATCGATGGCTTTCCATGAATTGGCAGTTTATTGAAATTGTCAATGAATTGCAGAAGTATACGATTGGACAATTAGCTCCGGCAGAAGTGTATCAGTTGTATTACGAGTTTCTTCCTAAACAGCGTCAGTTCAATAAGTATATCAAAGGTAAGAAAGATGATAAACACAATCCTGAACTCATTGATTTAATCGCACATCACTTTCAAATCAGCGAGAAAGAATCGGTGGAATACATAGAGCTGTATACAATTGTAAGCAAAGATACGTTAGTGTCTATAATTAAAAAATACGGTAAATCAGACCAGGAAGTAAAGAAACTTCTGAAATAATTTGGTATCGTATAATTATTTTCATATCTTTAAGTATAACCAAAATAAGATATGAACAGAGTTAGTTATCAAATGATTGGGTTCGCAAATAAGTATTTTACTTTGTGGCAAGTAACCAAAGACCCTCAGTACGTTCAAGATGCATATGGTAATTACCATCAATCGCATTCGAGAACCAGCTATGAGTATATCAAGAACATTTCAATGACCCGCGAAAAGGTTGATGAATTATACCCTGATTTGAAGCTCGATGAGAGTTTGCGTGGTGTAACTAGAAGCTTTTGGAATGAGACCAAGCCCGCAGGTCCTGTAGAGTATTTTTGGTTTGGTAAGTATTACGGCCAGTTGATTGAAGCTGTACTTAAAACAGATATCGGCTATTGTAAATGGGCTGTTGAAAATGCTTATCGCGATGACACTCGTGAGTATATTAAGAACCATCCAATCTACGTAGAGCATTTACGTATTGCAGCCGAGGAGCGTGAGAATCGTTTAAATTCAATAATGGTGCCAAAGCCAGGTGATGTAATCGATATTCAATTTACTAGAAACGGGTACAATTACAACTCTGATGACATAGATGATACAAGCTGCTGGGTAGATGGGTTGGTTGGTGATATTGAATGTGCAGTTCGCTTTCCAGAAGCCAAAGTAGTGCAAGGTATGTATCCATATATTATGCCAGCCATTAATGGTAAGTATCGCAGAGTTAAAGGTAAAACTTTCAGTGTTACCGTTGAAAAGGCCGAAGCTCGTACCGGTTCCGTTGGCCACTTTTGGTCAAAATCGTTAGCAGAGACTAACTCGAAAGTTTCTTTAATAATTTATATAAAATAATGTCAGTAAGTCCTTTAGGTCAATTATTTCGATCCATAGCTCCTGATCGTGTAGAAGGAGATGTTACTATATCATACAGTCAGTTTGCTATGTGGTCTTCATGCCCTCATAAATGGAAGCTTACTTATGTAGATAAAAATAAAATTTATCGACCTACCATACATACTGTATTTGGTACGTCCATGCATGAAACTTTACAGTATTACCTACATACTATGTACAGTCAATCTGTTAAAGAAGCAGATTCGCTTGACCTTGAAGGTTGTTTGCAAGAGCAAATGATACATAATTACATGGCAGCTGTATTAGATAATGGCGAAGAACATTTTTCCAATTCAAAAGAGTTAGAAGAGTTTTATGAAGATGGTGTACAAATTTTAACTTGGTTCAAAAAACATCGTGCATCATATTTCAAATCGAAAGGATATGAGTTGATTGGTATTGAAATGCCATTGTACGTTCAAGCTGCAGACTGCAATGAAAAAGTAAAAATGAATGGATTTCTGGATATCGTTATTCGAGATACAGAAAAGGATCGTATTGTAATCATTGACATTAAAACTTCAACCAGAGGCTGGAAAGATAAAGATAAAGCTGATAAAGTTAAAATATCTCAGTTAGTTTTGTATAAATCGTATTACGCTAAACAATATGGATATGATGAAGAAAAAATTGATATTCTATACTTCATTGTCAAGCGTAAATTAATTGAAGGATTTATGTATCCACAAAAGCGTGTGCAGGAATTTGTACCCGCTTCTGGTAAACCTACTAGACGAAAGCTGAATTCTGAAATTGAAAATTTCGTGCGCACTTCCTTCAATGTCGACGGCACTTACAATACAAATACCATATATCCTGCAGTAGCAAATGCTGGCCTTTCCAATTGCAGATATTGTGAATTTCGAAACCGAGAAGATTTATGCCCTAAAGCAAATAGAATACAATGATTAATAGATACGTGGCGGCTAGATTTACTAAAGGAGATCCTGATATACAAAAAATTGCAATTATAGGATCGCGTACATACGAAAACAAAAATAAAATACGAGAATCTATATTCAAACTTAAACAGATGTTTGGGGACAAGCTGGAAATAGTTTCTGGCGGAGCTCAACATGGAGCTGATAAATATGCAAAAAAGTATTCATTGGAATTAGGAGTAAAGTATGTAGAATTCAATCCATCACATACAGTTAAAAATTTATATTCAGCAATGCCTGATTCATATTACGGTAAAGAGTATCATGTATCTCAGTTCTTTCATCGCAATGAATTAATTGCTCAATATTGCGATCGAATGTTGGCTTTCATCGACAGCAATTCGAAATCTTCTGGATCACAGCATGCAATACAAATGGCAAATAAACACAAAAAGCCTGTAGTTGTCATCAATGAAAAAGCTTTCTAAATATCGTCAATACTTTTTGTATCACGCAAAATGGCAGGCATCAATTGTAGTATCGTGGCCAGCAATTTGGTTCTTCAAAGATTATCTAGGTTGGTCAACCTTTACTACTTCAATTGCGTTTCAGTTTATCGGGGCAGTAATTTTCTGGTATATTGACCAATGGATTTTCAAGAAATAAGAATGGTTTTTGTTAGAACTCTCATATTTATTATAAATTAAAAAGGTTATGAAGAAAAAGAAAATTTTGTTATTATCTGATGATTTGCGAATGCATTCAGGCATTGCGACCATGTCTCGGGAAATCGTACTAAATACTGTTAAGGAATTTGATTGGGTACAGTTAGGGGCTGCATTACAGCATCCTGATCATGGAAAGGCTTTTGATGTATCAAAAGATGTTCAAAAACAAACAGGTGTTGAAGACGCGAAAGTTAAAATTTACGCACACACTGGATACGGTAATCCAGATATACTTCGACAATTAATTCAAGCTGAACAGCCAGATGCGATATTACATTTTACAGATCCTAGATTTTGGCTTTGGTTGTATCAAATGGAACATGAAGTTCGGCAAATGGTTCCTCTTATGTACTATACTATTTGGGACGATACTCCATATCCAATGTACAACAAGACATTTTATCAGTCTTGCGATTTGTTAATGTGTATTTCAAAGCAAACTAATAACATTGTAAAGCAGGTACTAAAAGAAACAGATCTTAAAGATTGGCAAGTTAAGTATGTACCTCATGGAGTCAATAGCAATCAGTTCTTTCCAATTGATCAAAGTCATGCAGATTGGAACGAATACACTGAATTCAAATCTAATTTAATCGGCGATAACATTGATTTTATCGTGTTTCACAACAATCGAAATATCAGAAGAAAACATACTTCAGATTTGATTTTGGCATATAAAAAATTCTGTGATAAACTTACTAAAGAGCAAGCAGCTAAATGTATGCTGTTACTTCATACAGATCCTGTAGATGAAAATGGCACAGATTTGCCAGCAGTTATCAAAGCACTTTGTCCTGATTATCGAGTTAGTTTTACTAATAAGCGAATGTTAACGAGTAAAGAGCTTAACTATTTATATAACATGGCTGATATTACTGCTAATATCGCGTCAAATGAAGGTTTTGGGTTGTCAACAGCAGAATCTGTTATGGCAGGCACTCCGATTGTAGTTAACGTGACAGGAGGTCTTCAAGATCAATGTGGCTTTAAAAAGCCAACGGGCGAATATTTAACGGAAGAAGATTATACAGATGAAATGCCAACCAATGCCGATCGAATATATACTGAACATGGTGAATGGTGTATGCCTTGTTTTCCGGCCGTAAGAACGCTGCAAGGCTCTGTTCCTACACCGTACATATTCGATGATATTGCAGATTATAACGAAGCTGCTGAAGCTATCCACTATTGGTATTTGTTAGATAAAAACGAAATTAAGAGACGCGG